CCTCACAAAGAAGAGATTTAATATTATTAGGAGCTGTTATACATTCTAATTTAACTACAATAAACGTAGTTAATAATATTAGCGCACCCACAAACGCTGATACAAATCAATTACATGATTTGATGACGTACGTAGGTCCATTGAATTTAGATGGAAATAAATACACGGCAAACGGTGCTAATTTAGCCTTAAATAAATCGGCTGGAAGTATATTTAAATATGGTGTTAATTTTGCTAATGATTGGAAAAAACCTCATGAATTAAGTCAGGCATTACAAACAGCATTAACTTTTAGATATAGAACACAAAACGGTACAGAGGGAAGTGATAGGATAAATTTAGATCCAACGCTATACGATGTTTCAAATGTTTTAACTACAGTTCCGAACAACAAATTTACAATTCAAACGGTAACAATGTTTCAAACTGGATTAACACGAATTCAGTACGGTCAAAATATTTACGATGATTTGGCATCTGCTGAACGGGCTATTTTTACAAGAGATTTTGCAGTTGAAAGTAATATAAAGGCTAACGGAGTGGCTAGAGCTTATGTAATAATAAAACAGAATGTTACAGACATTCAAGCTGCTGTATTAGCAGGGAATGCAAAAATAATAGAAGTTCAGAAATACGGAGGCGTTGCTTCTGGAGGCGTTGCTTTAACGTTAGCAAGTATTGTCGATGCTTTAGGTTTTACGCCAGAAAATGTAGCTAATAAAGCAACTAATTTCACTACAGTAAACAATACCTTATACCCAAGTGTTCAGGCGACTAAAGAATATGTTGATTCAAAATTACCTACAACATATACTCAAATAGTATATGTAAATGCTACAAGCCCAACAACCGCAACTATATTTGATTTAAACAACCCTCCTATAACAAACGACAACGCTTTAAAAACAGATGTAAATAATTTATATATTGGAACGGACGCTTCAACATGGGTGTATATTACAAGTCCCGCTGGATATGTAACAAAAGTAGTTACATCTGAGACTTCTAATTTTTATTTAACTGGGACAACTACGGACGCAGGAAACAGTAAAACTGCAAGTATAACTAGAATAGGAACGGTAGGAGGAGCAAATGGTACGGCTAGTAATCATTTTGTGACAAAATCTCAACTCGATTTAAAACAAAATATAATTACCAATCCTGTGACGGGTACTGGAACGGGTAATGTTATAAGCAAATGGTCTGGTGCTTCTACTCAAGTGAATAGTAACATTGCAGACAACGGAACTTTAGTCAGTGTTAACAGTTTGTCAGAATTTAAAGGCACTACAGGCAGTGATACGGCACAGTTAGGCTCTGAGTTAACAACTACAGGTACGGGTACTAACTGGACTGGGACATCTTTTACTACAGGATATACCCATACTACAGGGAATGTAACTCCTTTAACCACTTCCTTATCGGCGGTGATTAATAATTATTATCAAATAAATTATACTATATCTGGTAGAACTACAGGGAGTATAACTGTAGCATTTGGTGGCTTTTCATTATCTAGTATAACTTCATCTGGCAATAGAGGACCTTTAGCTAGCACAACAGGTTCTTTAACAATAACTCCGACTACTGACTTTAATGGTACTTTAGTTTTAAGTGTTAAAATAATTAGTCCTAGTCTAGCTACATCGACTTTTAAAAATAGTTCGGGAGGCGCAAATATAGAAGTTAGAGCGAGTTCTAGTGTTTCAAATACTAGTTTGGGATTTTCATCTGGTGCTAATATATCCACAGGAATTGGAAACACTAATCTTGGATATTTTGCAGGGAGAAGAATTACTTCGGGTAGTTCTAATACTAATAACGGATTTAACTCTGGGTTAAACATAACTTTAGGTGATGGCAATGTAAATATAGGTGAATCGGCAGGACTAAGTATGCAAGTGAATAACAATACAGTAAACATAGGGTCTTTTGCTGGATTTAATCTTATATCAGGAAACAATAATACTAATTCTGGATATAACTCAGCTAGGTTTTTAGCTAACGGATCATCAATGGCGACTTCTTTCTCTAACTCAGCTTATTATGGAAATTCTACTAAAGTATCAGCTGATGGCGTTACTAATGAGAATGTTTTTGGGTATAACGCAATAGGATTAGGTAGTAATACTTCTGTTTTTGGAAATTCATCATCTGTTTTTGGTAGATGGTGGGGTAGACTGTTACTAGGTAGTTCTACAGATAGTGGCGAGCAATTACAAGTTACTGGAACAACTAAATTAAACGGTAATACTTCAGTAACAGGAACTTTAACAGCAACTACTTATACAGGAGGCGCAACTTTAACAGGAACTCCAACTGCACCAACAGCTACTGTAGGAACAAATACAAATCAAATCGCATCTACTGCTTTTGTACAAGGTAGTTTTGTTAATTTAACAGGTAATCAGACCGTAAAAGGCAGAAAAACATTTACAAGTGATGACATAACAGCTGGAGGAATTAGTATATTGAATAATAAATCGACGGCTGGATCAGGTTTTGGAGATAATTTCGGTATATATATAGATAATCAAGCTAATTATGGGATTTATGCATCTAGTAAATCAGCTAGTTTGTCGGCTATATACGGTCATACCGAAAATACAGCGCCAGCTTTATTATTAACAAGTTCTGGGGCTTCTTTAGGAAATATGTTAACTGCTGGTGGGACAGAAATAACATCTGCTGGAAAATTAAAAACAACCGTTGCGCCAACAGCATCAGCAGATGTGACAAACAAAACCTATGTAGACACTAAAACATTAAACAACACATTAACAAAAACAGCAAATTACACCGTAGTATTAGCTGATTACATAAACAACAACACCTTTGTTCTTTATGTAGACGCAACAGCTGGTAACGTTACTATAACTTTGCCTAATGCCTCAACTTTTACTAACTATGAAATAACAGTAAAGAAAATTGATGCTTCCGCAAATAGTGTTACATTAACTGGAAATGCCAATATAGATGGCGCAAGCACATTAGTTGTAAGTGGTCAATATGCAAAATCAAAAGTAACTTCTAACGGAACTCAATATTTTATATTATGAAACATTTAATTTTATTATTATTTTCAATAAGCATGTTTTCTCAATCGGTAGCAGACCCTAGATTAAGAGTTAGCAGACAGGCTTCAATGGTTTTGTCTACTACTTGGCAGGCATTAGTTTTTAACGGTTCAGAATCACAGGATATTAACACTTTCGGCATAGACCCCGCAAGTGGTTTAAAAATGTGTAGTTATGACCCCGTTACCAAACTTTTTAAGTATAACGGTGGTTACGATACGAATCTATTTACTTCGTTTCAATTTACAACAACTACTACTTTAATAACAACTAAGGCAACTCTACAAATACGTTTTGTTATACCTAATGGTGTTTCAGCAGGTGTAGACTTTATATTCCCGTTTACTGCAAACGGTGGTTATGCTGATATTAACGACATTACTTTAAAAACATCAGCTATTAATAATATGCCTTTTGATTTTTGTATATACACGAATCAGGCATTAAGGACGAACGGATTTAGAGTAGAGTTAAGACTTTCAAATAATTTAACCGCAGTATCTACATTAAATTACGCTTCTATGCGTATTCAGGGAATTAGTAAAAATTAAATTAAATTAAATAAATATGAGAACATTAAAAAATTGGTGGTTACAAATTTTAGCTATTGCTGGTATCCTTTTAGATTTAGGATTTGACGCTTTAAATCCTTTAATTTTAGCAGTTGGGGTTCCTGATAAATGGATAATTATGATTAAGATTTTATTTGGTTTAGCTATCATGGTAAAATCAAAAATTCAATTACCTACTCAAAATGTAGACAGATTGCAGGATATTGTAGACAAAAAAAAGTAGATTAATAGCTTAATAAGTGCCAAAATATTTGTATTTTGGCACTTATATTTTTAACCTGCAATTTATGAGTATCTTGGAAGAAAAAGTTGACCGTTTAGAAAATCATTTCAAAGTTTATAAGACAGATATGGTAGACGTGAAAGAGGTCACGAAAGACATACGAAATTTACTAACAGGAACGGAGCTTAATGGACATAAAGGAGTTGTTCATTTGCTTGAAAAACTTGAAAATAAAGTGGATGCTTTGGAGGCAAAACAAATATTGATTGATGACAACATGAATAATGTGAAGTATATTTCAAGAGGTTTCGTAATGGGATTTATTGGACTTATTTTCTGGCTATTTCAAAAAAACTAAATAAATGGCATTACCGATTCCAGATTTTATAAATAGAGACGCAAACACTATCATTTCTGAAATGGTGGCAGATTATGAGTTAAGAACTGGCAGAGCTTTAGAGCCTGCACAAGTTGAGACGCTCTTAATTCAAGCTTTTGCGTATCGTGAATTGCTTATTAGAAATCAAATACAGGACGCAAGCCTTCAAAATCTTGTGACTTATGCTCGTTTTCCAATGTTAGACCATTTAGGTGTTTTGGTTGGTGTTACTCGTTTGCCTGCTGCATTGGCTCAAACAACGTTATTATTAACGCTTGTTTCTGGTCACGGTGACGTTGTTATTCCTGCTGGGTTACGTGTAAATTCTACAGATGGACGTGCTGTTTTTGAACTTGTAGAAGATACTGCTGTTTTAGCCGGAGTTGATACTGTATCAACTACGTTTATTGCGCAAACTGCTGGTAAATTGTCGAATGATTACGCTATAGGAACTATTTCCGTTATTTTAGATCCTCAACCGTATTTATCGACCGCATCGAATACTTCGGTTACTGAAGGAGGTTCAGATGAAGAAACAGACGAACAATTGCGTGACCGTATAAAATTAGCTCCAAGTGCTTTTTCGAATGCCGGAAGTTATAAAGCATATGAGTTTTGGACTAAATCAACTTCGCCATTAATTATTGATGTAGCAGTGACAAATCCTATTCCTGGAACCGTTGAAATTTTCCCTTTGATGGCAAATTTAGCAACCACTCCAACTGAAATATTGGACGCTGTTTATACCGTTTTGAATGCAGATAAAATACGTCCTTTGACTGATACTGTAATTATCACAAGTCCGACTTCAGTCAGCACTGCTATAACCGTTGGATTGATTTTATATGAAGGAACAGTTCAAAGTGATATTGTGCCTGTTGTAATAGCTAATTTGGAAGCGTTCAGAGACGGAAGACGAAAATTACTAGGACAAGATATAGTTATAGACCAAATAAAAGCATTATGCATGATTGATGGAGTTTATAAAGCGAACGTTACAGTGCCTGCAAGTGATTTGGTCATCACTGAAACTGAATTCGCAAATATCACGAGTATTAATGTGACAGTTACAGGTACTAATGTTGGGTAATATGGAAAAAGAAAAATTAGAATATAAAAAAAAATATATAAAAACAGTTTCTTTGTTTTCCAAGATATTTTTTGCTTTAAAAATTTCTCAGATAAAAATACTTGATAAAAATAAACTAGGAGGCGGGTATGCTTATAAAATAAGATATGCTAATCCATGGAATCCACTGACTTATATTTATTTAATTATTGGTGTATTTTTAGCTTTTTGCAAATTTTTTATTACAGAATTAATTCCTGAATTAATGTCAGGCTTCAAATACAGATAATGAGCCAAACAAACGAAAATATTTTAGCCGATTCTATTGCAGGCGTTCCGCATTTAGCAGCGTTTGATGCTATGATTGCAGCTCGCATGAATACCGTTGAACTCGAAGCGTTACTTGTTTATGTTATAGATTCAGTTTCAGCAAGTGCATTACCTACTTTGGCACGTCAATTCGACGTAGAGGGTTTTGTTGGTTATGGAGTCGCTACGAATGACGCACAACGTCGTGAAATTATAAAACGAGCCATTGAGCTAAAGCGTTACATGGGAACTGTATTCGCAATTAAAGAAGCAATGCGTACAGTTGGATATACAGACGCTACTTTGACTGAAGGAATTGATATTGGTAATCCATTAATTGACTGGGCACGTTTTTCTATTGATTCAGAACTAGGCGATACCGTTGGATTAGACGGAGTTTCTCAATCAAATTTGGCGAAGCTGATTCGTGAATACAAAAACGTTCGTTCGTATCTTGAGGGAATATCATATAAATTAGGTATATTTGACACGATACCGGAATTAATCGACACTTTAAATATTACTTACGAAGCACCAACACTGGAAGAGGATTTAGGTTATTTTGCTAGATTTAGAAACGGAACTATTTTACGAAATGGAACTGTAAAATACATAGAGTCATTAGATTCATTAATAATTAACATATCAAACTCATAATGAAAGACACAATAGGAAATTTAAAAGGACTTTTTTACCTTGAAATTATTTGCGCCAAAACAGGTAAAATTTTAGAAAAATATACCGACAATAATTTAGTCGTAAATGGAGGTCGTATTGCTGTAACTAATTTATTGGGTGCTGCAACTTCTGGAAAACAATTAACTAAATTATCAGTAGGAACAAACGGAACGGCTCCTGTAGGAACTGATTCTGCAATTACCGGAGCATTTACGAAATCACTTGGAGCAGTAACGTATCCGACAATTTCAAGTGTTAAGTTTGATTTTCAGCTTGGAGCTTCAGATGCTAACGGTATTGGTATTCGTGAATTCGGAATAGTTTGTACCGATGATACTCTTTTTGCCCGCAAAACACGTGAGTTAATTAATAAAAATTCAGACATTATCTTAAATGGTAGCTGGACAATTTCATTTTAATATTTTAAGATATGGCAAACGTAACAGAAACATCAAATTTTGATGAAGGAATATATCAATTAGAAACAACGGACGTTCTTGAAGGCGGCGCATTAGGAGTAGACAATTACCAAGCCAAAGGACTAGCAAACCGCACAAAATGGTTGTACGACCAATTAATACCGAAAAACAAAGGGTACTTCACTGGATTGCAAGTTGGAGCGAGTGCTGGGGCGTTAACTGTTTCTGGTTTTATTTCAGCCGTAGCGGTTAAATTAAGCGACGACGACAGTAAAGTGACGGTAACCATGTCGACTCCAATGAACGGTACAAATTATATAGTTAAATCTTACAATCAATCAATGAGTGCAAGTATCGACACTGATAATGACGTATGCTCGGCTGTTTTCAAACCAATTTCTTCAACTGTTTTTGAAATAGCTTTTAGAGAGGTTTCGAGTCAGACTCAAAATTTAAGGATTCACATGGAAATATTTAATTTATAAAACTATGGCAGATATAAAAAAATTAGCTCCGGTGGTCGCAAAATGGGAAGCTGGATTTGTAAATGATCCAACCGACAAAGGAGGCGCAACAAATATGGGTATCACAATCGGAACGTGGAGACAAATCGGATACGATAAGGACGGAGATGGAGATATTGACGTTCAAGATATAAGAGCGCTTGACGAACACGATTTTTCAGCAGTTTTAAAAGTTTACTGGAATAGATGGCAGGCTAATAGATTAATTAATCAATCCGTTGCAAATATTTTAGTTGATTGGGTTTTTACTTCTGGAGCTTGGGGTATTAAAATACCTCAAAGGATTTTAGGATTAAAAGAAGATGGTGTTGTTGGACCTAGAACATTGGAGGCTATAAATTCTCAGAATCAAAAGGAATTATTTAATAAAATTTTTGAAGCACGAAAAAAGTTTTTCAATGATATTGTTAAAAATAATCCTAGTCAGAAACGATTTATTAAAGGCTGGCTAAACAGACTTAATGATTTTAAATACAACTAAACCGCTAATTAAGCGGTTTTTTTATTTACTATATAAACGCAAAAAATACGCCCTAGAGCGTATTTAATGACTAACCAAAAAACTTACCAAAACTTATCGTCTGTAAATATAAGAATTTTAATTTACTGATGTTAATTTTTTACTAAAAATCGTCATCGTCATCGACTGGGGTTTCATCGATTGCTTGAACCGGTTCTGGCTGAATAGGAGTTTCAACAACCGTTTCAACAACCGTTTCAAAGTTTTCGTAAACTACTGGTTCAGGTTTAACGATGTTGTTAATTTTTTCAACCGCTGAATTATTTGAAGGCATTTCTGAATATCCAACATCCTGAACTTCATCTTGTGATTGCATTCCCATTAAAACGTCAGGACAGTGCAAACGACCAAAGAAAGCAGCTGCACGATACTGTAACATTAATTCAGGCATTGTTTTCCATTTAGAGCCAGCCTTAGACATCCAGCCTTCAGCATCAGCCATCGCAATTGAGCATTCAGGACCTTCAATTAACGTACCGTCTTGACGTTTTGTAAACGCACGACACGATTGTTTGTCTTTTGAAACATTGAACTGCAAAGGGTCTAAAAATCGACCGCACGAATTAATTAATGCAATTATAAAAGAAGAACCCCAACTTGGTTTTCCATAAATGACATTCATGTTTTGCATAACCATTAAAGGGGACATTCCGACACGGTTAGACATTTCAAGAGCAACGACGCAATTCGGAAGATTTCCTTGGTAAGCAGTAGGAACCATAGTTGATTTACTCAACAATCCAGCCATACGTTGTGCGTGCTCAAATGTTTGTGTATTGTCGAATACTGATACTTGGTGAGTTGATTGTAAACTCGGTAAATTATTTTCCATTGATAAGTTTTTTTTAAGGGTGTAGGATTTTACGACACCCTGTTATTGATTATTTATTATATTTTTCATCCCACGCCTTAATTTGTTCAGGTGTTTTTAGCCATTGTAGGCATGGTCTTGTTTCTGGCATAAAAATAGCTGAAACTAAGCCTAACATTTCATCGTAACCAACGCCAACGGCTGTTTTGCCTTCAAATGAAACGTCGAAACATCCTGTTTTATAATCTGTACCGTCTGGATTTTTTCCGATATGTGGTTCTATTATTATTCGGCTTTCCATGATTAAAACGGTAAATCATCGTCTTCAAATTCCGCATTTGCTTGTGATTGCGTAATTCCATTAACTCCAAATGCTCCCTGCGCTGGTTCTTGTGGGTAAGTTTGTTGTGGAGCAGGCGCAGAACTTGCATTATATTCTGGCTGGATATTTGCTATTTTCCACCCTTGAATTGTATTAAAATAAACCGTTTCGCCTTGCGGATTTACCCATTCACGACCACGCAAATTGATTCCGATATTTACCTTGTCTCCTGCTTTATAATTTGCCAATAAATTACATTTATCCTGCACAAATTGAATTAAAATGTGTTGAGGGTAAGTTTCATCAGTTGTCACCACACAATCACGTTTTTGAAATCCAGAAGAACCTACGTCTTGAGTTTCTCCGACCATTTTTAAAATTCCCGTTACTTCCATAATATTTTGCGTTGGTCGCCACCGTTAAATTGATTTTTATTTTTAAAAATTTTCTTCTTTTAAATTTACTCCATGATATTCTAAAATATCAACAAATGGTTTAAGCATAAATTCAATTACATCTTCATGTATTGATTCTGTTCCGCAAATCAAGTCGTTTATTTTGTCATAAATAAACGATACTTCTTGTAAATCTTCAAAAGAGATATTTTCGTATTTTTTGAGATTAAATTCACTCATAATCCTACCTATTAAACGCCCATGCAGGCAATGATACTTCGTTTATTTTTTCGTCGTAACCTTTCCAAATTCCAGTACGTAAACATTCAACGTAAGTTTCGCAATTTCGCAAATATTCGTCACGTCCCAACTGACGGCTTCGATTATCAAGATAATGCACGCTAATTTTAAAAGGTGCGGTTTTTTCGATGCAAACAAAAACAAATCCAGCTCTATCGTTTCCGACAGCCTCCAATCCGTCAAGGTAAAACGGGTCTTGCTTATAGTACTTATATTCAAATGCAGACTTAGCAAAACCTTCTTTAGTGGCATTATCGGTTGTTTTTAAATCCACAATTAAACCGCTTGAATTATCGAGCCAATCAGGACGTATTTTGCAATTTGCACCCGTGTTCGGTTCTTGGAACATGAACGTTTGTTCTGCCAATCCACTTTGAAACAATAGTTTTGCAGTTGGATGCTTAAATATAGCATCACGCATACGTAAAATATCACTGTACTCGGTCGGATCAATTAAAACCTGATTATTAGCCTCGCACATTGCTGTTAACGACTGAAATTCTGATTTACCGATATTTGTCCGCTTATTTATTGCAGGCATCGGAACGTATGTTTTTATAAATTCGTCAGGTTCTAAAACTGCCAAATGTACAGCGGTTCCAAAAAGCATTGCTGATGTAGGTAATTTTATTTCTCTATCAGGTCGTAAATAATTGTACCAATAATCTAACGGACTCGATTCGATTTGGTCAAGTCCAGATTTTGAAATGCTGGACGTATCGGAATGGTATTGCTCGTTAGTCATTTAATTGTAGTAAACGAGTTTTAAAGTCTTCGAAAGGAATGTTTTTATTGGCATCCCCTTTAAAGCAAGGCACAAAAGATTTTACCAAACAGTCATAAATAAAAGAACGATTCTCAACATAAGACAGCTCTTTTTTTATGTCAAATTCTTGAATATAAATTAATTTTTTAGAAAATAACAATTCCCAAATTTCTTTCCTATGCTCTGGAGTAGATTTAGATAATTTCATTCCGTCACCATCTTTAAATAAGTCTTCAATTTTTTTCATAACAATAAATTTTAATAGTTTAGTCCTGCAAACCTAAAACAAACTTTTCGAATAAAAAAACTTTTTTAATAAAAAATAAACATTATATTTGCAATTAATATTTAAACATATAAAAATGGAAGCAAAAAAACAAATTGAAATTATTCGTGAAAAATGCGAAAATGCAGGATTAAACATTTATGATGTTTTCCGAGAAGCTAAAGTACCATCGTGTACGGTTAGTAACTGGACCAAAAGAGAACCAAGTTCATTCGTGACTTTAAACAAAATCAACTTTACTATTGAGGAGATGCAAAAACCGAAAGCGTAATGAACGAACACGATTTAAAAAAAGCTATCGAAAATACATCTGTATTTAAATCATTTGAAAAATTCAAACAAGGGATAGTATTAAAGCGTTTGAATTTAATTCATTTGCACGATTTATACGGACAAGCCGAACGATTGGGAATTGATTACTTAAAGCAAAACCCAAACATTATACATTCGGATTTTAAACTTATTGAAGAATTAATTTTAAATAAATAGAGATGAGAACAACATTAGACATATTAATAGTGATAATTTTTTTAGTATTTTTATCAAATCCTAAAATTAATTTTAAACCGTTTTCAGTAAATTTTGAAACTCCGTTAGTTTCTTTTGCTGTTTTATTTATGGTTCTTTCTGTGATTTTATTTCAAATTAACTCAGAGCAAATTGGAAGAAAAAAAGGATATGAAAAAGCAGTTAAGGACTGCGTTGAAATTATAGAATCTACTAACAAATAACTATGCTCCAACTTAGAACTTATCAAACCAAATGTGTTGCAGGCGTTCGTGAATGTTTTAGAAATTTAATAAAATCAGTTTTACTAGTACTTCCCACTGGAGGCGGTAAAACTGTAATATTCACGTACATAGCACAACAATCATCGCTTAAAAAAAAACGAGTTTTAATACTTGTGCATCGAGTTGAGTTATTGCGCCAAACATCGGCAGCATTAACAAAATTCGATGTTGAGCACGGGATGATTAACCCACAATACACGCCAAATTTTAATAATCACGTGCAAGTTGCCAGCGTTCAAACAATAATTAAGCGTCTTAATTATTTGACTGCTGTAAATTGGACGCCTGACGTAATTATTGTAGACGAAGCGCACCACGCTACGGCTGGAAGTTGGCGTAAAATTATTGAATATTTTCCAGAAGCTAAAACGCTTGGAGTTACAGCCACCCCGATACGTTCAGACGGACAAGGACTCGGGCGTCAATGCGGTGGAATGTTTGACGAATTAGTTGAGGGACCAACCGTAGCAGAATTAATTGAAGCGGGATTTTTAGTTAAGCCTAGAATTTTTGGACCGCCCGAAAAACTAGACTTATCAGGAGTTCACACTAAAATGGGTGACTATGCAAAAAACGATCTTTCAAATTTAGTTGACAAGCCAAAAATTATTGGCTCAGCAGTAGATCATTACAAAAAACTATGTCCGGGAACTCCGGCTGTTGCTTTTTGCGTTTCCGTAGCTCATGCTGAACACGTGGCTCAGAAGTTTAGAAATGCTGGATTTTTGGCTTATAGTGTTGACGGATCAATGGAAGATGAAATGCGAAAATCAATACTTGGAGGTTTAGAAAATGGAAGCGTTCAAATAGTGACTTCGTGTGATTTAATTTCAGAAGGAACCGATATACCTGCAATTGGTTGCGCTATTTTATTGCGTCCAACCCAAAGCAAAGGTTTGTACCTGCAACAAGTAGGGCGTGCTTTGCGTCCATGCGAAGGAAAAGAATATGCATACGTATTAGACCACGTAGGAAACACAGAAGCGCACGGGCTTCCATATGACTTTCAGGAATGGACGCTTGACGGTGAAGTAAAAAAACGAGGCAAGAAAAACCAAGAAATTGCGGTCCGTGTTGATATGTGTGAATCATGTTTTGCAGTTTACGAGCCTGCTCCAGTATGTCCGATGTGTGGACACGTGAATAAAGTACGTGACACTACACCTAAACAGGTTGAAGGCTCATTACGTGAAATTACAGCCGAAAATATTATTCGCAAAGAAAAGCGTGTTGAGCAAGGAAAATCGGAAACTTTAGAAGACTTGAAAAAATTAGCTGCTGAACGAGGTTACAAATCAGGATGGGCAAACGCTATATTTACGGCACGTGAAAAGAAAGCCGAAAAAATAGAATTAGAACGACTAGAGCGTGAACGAATGCGAAAAGAACAAGAAATACAATTCGAAGAAGTTCCTGCAGGAGAATTTGATGAGGATTTAGAATTTTAAAACGTATTTTAGAATTTTAAAAATAATTTTATTTTTATTAGAATATGTAAAAATAATGTTTATATTTGCCTAAAATAAAATCAAATGAAAACATTAATGCAGATAGCCGAAGAATGTGATACGTCATACAACACGGTTAAAAACTTCGTTATGAAGGAAAAAATAGTTTATCAAAAAATAAACGGTAAAATATCTATTAATGAATTTCAAGAGGATTACATACATCAGATTTTATACTTTGAAGGTAAAATAACTGAAATAACTATTGAGTCAAAAATGAATGCAGATGTTCACTCCTAAAAAATTAGATTTCAAAATTTCCGAAGCTAAGCGAATAGCTAAAAAAGAATGTTGTGCTTACAGTTGTAGGTCAAAACCAAACGATAAAAAAATAGGATTATGTCACAAACACTATGCAATTTACAGGCGCCAAAAAGATCCGATTTACGACAGATATGTAAATTTCAAAGGAAATGCACTAAGGCGAAAAAAAGAGTTTACCATCACGTTAGAACAATTCAGAATATGGTGTGTGGAAACTGGATATATCATAAAAAAAGGCATGCGAGGCAAAA